TATCATTAGAAGAAGTTAAACTATCAAAAAACCAAACTATTGATGGTTTAGATATTTGGTTTAAAGACGCTATGATGGTTAAAGGAACTAATGTACAAGATTTAAAAGGTAACAATTTAAAAGATGGTAAATATCAATTAATGAGCGACATCGTAATTGATGTAAAAGATGGAGAGATTACCGACATTCAAGAAGTAAATTTAAACACAATTAATATGAGTAAAGAAGCGGAAAAAAGTTTATTTGAACTTTTGAAAGATTTGCCAAATCAAATCAAACTTGCCTTAACTCCAAAAAAAGAAGTAGAAATAACTTTAGGTTCAATTAAATTGGCTGACGGTTCGCTTACTTTAGAATTTGATGGAGAGGTGATGACGCCTGACGGTGCGGTTTGGATTATGGCTGACGATGGAACAAAAGTTCCTGCACCAATCGGAGAGCATTTATTGGAAGATGAAAGCACTTTGATAATCACCGAAGAGGGTAAAATTGGAGAGGTAAAACCTAAAGCAATGGAACAAATGGCAGGCGAACAACCACCATCAAACAACGACGCACAAATTGCTGAGGAAATTTCAACTGCAATTAAAAGTATTTTGATTAAGTACTCAGAAATTCAAGAAGAATTAAAAGAGGTTAGAACTGAATTAAAATCAGCACAAGAAGATTTGATTGAATTAGGAAAACAACCTGCATCAAAAGGAATCACCCAACCCGAAGCAGTGGTTGATTTATCGAAAATGGGTAAAAAAGAAAGATTATTTCACACAATTAACAACCAAAAAAATTAACTATGTCAACAACAAGAACAGGGACAGTATTTGGAGATAACGAAGTAGTAGTTGACACTATTACAGGCGCAATTACTTTGAGCGCAAGCGATAGCGGTAAAGAATATACTTTATCAGCATCAGCAGGAGCGCAAATCACATTACCAGCCGTAACGGCAAAAGGTTTTAAAGCAAAGTTTACAATCGGAAGTGCATTTGCAACAACCAATTGGACTATCAAATCAGCAACTAACGTAATTCAAGGAAGCGCAGACGTAAATAGTACACTTGTGCCAGGAGCAAACGAAAATACAATATCATTTGTAGCAACCGCTGAAACAATTGGAGATTTTGTAGAAATCTACTCAGATGGAACAAATTTTTACGCTTACGGAATTGGTGCAGGCGCAGGTTCAATAACATTCACTGTAGTTTAACAATAATAAAATAACAAAATATAAATGGCAACAACAACAACGGTAACATCAAATTATGCAGGCAGAGAAGCAGGTGTAATTGTAGGGCAAGCGTTTAAAGAAGCAGATACAATTTCAAAAGGATTTGTAACTGTTTTCGACAACATTAACTTCAAACTTAATTTAAGAAAAATTGAGTTAACAGGTGGAAAAAGAGAGTATTCTTGTGGGTTTATTCCACAAGGTGCAATCGTACTTTCTGAAAAAGTTTTAGAGCCTAAAAAATTCAAAGACGACTTCTCAGTATGTAAAGAAGATTTCAGAGCGCAATGGTCAGGAGATACAGAGGGAGCGTCAGCAAGCAATCCAAACATGCCTTCTGATATTATGGATGCGATTTTGGTTGAAAAACTTGCACAAACCGCTGAGGAATTAGATGATAATATTTGGAATGGTGTAGCAACTAATAATGATGAGTTCGACGGACTCTTAACTTTATGGGAGTCAGATTCAGAAGTAATTGATATTGATTTAGCAGACCCAACAACAGAAGCGAATGTTGAAGCAAATCTTAAATTAGCATTAGCAGGTATACCAATTGCGCTAAGAAGAAAAACTTTAAAAGTTGGTATTTCTCCTGATATTGCACAAGCCTACAATTTCCTTTTAATTTCAAAAGGTATTTTAAATGGATTGGGCGGTAATGCAAACACAAACTCAATCGTAGGAAGTTACAGTTTAGAAGTTCTTAACGGATTACCTACAAATACAATCGTAATTGCAGAGCCTAAAAACTTAATCTTCGGAACAGGATTGTTAGCAGACCACAACCAAGTAACAATGAAAGACGAAGACGAAATTGGTCTTTTAACAGGGTTAGTTCGTGGAACAATGGTTTACAATGCAGGTGTGCAATACTACAACGGTGCTGAAATCGTTTGGGCAAGACCAATAGCATAATTAAGTAACAAAGGCGGTTTAGTTACCGCCTTTCCAAAACACAAAAAATCATGGCATTATGTGATATTAACGCAGGTAGATTAAAAGCCTGTAAACAAAACTTAGGCGGTGTTGGTCGATTATTTTTATTTAATTATGTTCCTGACCCGTTCACAGTAGCGAGTGGTGTAGCAACTGCAATTAACCCCGATTTAACCGAAGTTTTTGAGTATGAAATTGAGGGCGATGGAAATAATGTTGCTGAGAATATGGTTTCCGATAGAAATACAGGAACTACAGTAAACACCCAAACTATTACTATTGCTTTAAAGAAAATAGACGCGACAACATCAGCACAATTAAATCTTTTAGCTTATGGATTTCCAATGGCAGTGGTAAAAGACCGAAACGGCATTTATCACGCTTTAGGGGTTGACGATGGTATTGACTTTCAAGTTGCTCAAAATACAGGTGGCGCAAAAACTGAAATGAACGGCTACACTTTGACAGGCGTTGCAACTACAGGGTCGCTTTCACCTAAATTAGATAGCGGAACAGTAAGCGCATTTTTAGCATTACTACCTTAATTTTTTAATCGTTATTTATTAAAGCCTTATTGTGACAAATAAGGCTTTTTTTAATTATATAGATATGAATGTAGTAAATCCAAATGACACAACTCATGTAATATCAATTGTACCTCGTTATAATTTAGGTGAGGGTGTGGCTACATTAAATCTATATAACGAAGTTACACAATTAGATGAAGATATAGAATTTACTTACTTAAATACAGACGGAAAATGGACTGTTTCTTTTGTTTATACTTTCAACGAGGGAGATAGATACCAAATAAGAATAACAGAAAATTTAGGAGTAGCATACAGAGGAAAAATATTTGCTACATCACAAAACCCACAACAATACTACCCTACTCTTAACGCATATTATTACTAATGGAAGAAAATAAAATAAAACCATCCGATATTACGCTTATTCAAATGAATAATTACGTAAGACCTAAAATTGAGGAAAATAAATCAAAGAATTGGGTTTTAAACGGGCGTAATAATTCGTTTTATAAGTATTTAATTGATAGGTATAACGGCAGTCCTACAAATTCAGCAATTATTAACTCATATGTAGATATGATTTATGCCAATGGATTGAGTGCGTCAAACGCAAATACAAATACTGCTGACTGGGTACGTTTTAAGGTTGTTTTAAAAGATTCAGAACTAAGAAAAATTATATCTGACTTTGTTATTTTTAATGAGTTTTCAGCACAAGTAATTAAAGCTAAAAATGGCAAAGATTTAGGCTTGATTAAACACTTACCAAAAGAGAGAGTTGCGCCGTGTATTGAAAACGAAGAAGAAGAAATTAATTTTTATTGGTATAGCCGTGATTGGTCGAATACCAATAAATACACTCCTTTAGATTTTCCAGCCTTCGGAACATCAAATAAAACCATTGAAATTTACAATGGTAAGCCATACAAAGCAGGTAAAACTTATTTTTCTGACCCTGATTATTTAGCAGGTCTTCCTTATTGTGAAATGGAGGAAGAAATTTCCAACTATTACGTTAATCATATTAAAAACGGCTTATCTTTTGGATATATTATTAATATTCCTGACGGAAATAGTTTAACAGACGAAGAAAAAGACGATTTAGAGCGCAAAATAAAATCTAAACTCACAGGATCAAGTAACGCAGGTAAATTCGTATTATCATTTAACGGGCGTGATGCTGAAATCACAGTTACTCCATTACAAGTTAATGACGCGCATAAGCAATGGGAATATTTAACATCAGAAAGCCGTCAGCAAATTATGACTGCACACAGAGTGGTTTCTCCAATGCTTTTTGGAATTAAAGACAATACAGGATTTGGAAATAATGCAGACGAGTTAAATGTTGCGCGTGAACAGTTGATAAAATTTGTAATCGCTCCTAAACAAAGATTTATAATTGATGCTTTAGAGGAAATATTACGAACTTATAACATTAATTTAGACCTTTATTTTAAAACTAACAACAATACAACAACACAATTAAACAATCACGCAGTTTGTTGCGCTGATGAAAAAAAAAAGACTGATTTAGATTCATTTATTGAGTTAGGTGAAATCGAGGACTTAGAAAGTTACGATTTAATTGATGAAATTGAGGTTGATTATGATGAGGAAGAACGATTTGGTTTAGCAAGTACAGGAGTAGCGTTTCCAAACGCTAAAAGTTCACAGGATGGAGAAGATTACATTGTAAGGTACAAATACGTAGGTAGCCAATCGCCTGAGCGACCATTCTGTCAAAAAATGGTTTCATCAGGTAAAATTTACCGAAAAGAAGATATTATTGCAATGGAAAACAAACCTGTTAACGCAGGATGGGGCGCAAATGGTGCGAATACTTATTCAATTTGGTTGTATAAAGGTGGCGGAAACTGCCATCATAAATGGAATAGAGTTATTTACCTTAAAAAAGGCGCTCAAATTGATGTAAATAGTCCTTTAGCAGAGATAATTTCGACCTCAGAAGCACGTAGAAAAGGTTTAAAACTTGAAAATAACGACACTTTAGTAAGCATTGAGCCTCGAAATATGGATAATAACGGATTTTTAAAACCAAGATAATGGCAGAATTTCTATTTCAAACCGCGCAAGAGATAACCGCAACCACTATAATGGGTGGGAATGTTGACCCTAATAAGTATGTTTTTTGCATTGCTAATGTTCAATTAACTATTATTGAGCCGTTATTAGGAACTGAATTGTATGATAAAATATATACAGAAGCAGATGCAGAAACTTTGACAGGTGATTATTTAATACTATACAACAAATTTATAAAACCAATAGTGAAAAACTGTGCAGTTGCAGAATACTTAACCATTGCATCATACATGGTTACAAATGGCGGTTTATTTAAACATACAGGAGATAATATTGAGGTTGTTGATAAACAAGAGGCACAGTTTTTAGCGCAAAAGTATAACGGCTACGGTCAAATGTTAATACAAAGGTTTAATAAATGGATTTGTAAAAACCCACTACCCGAATATAAAACATATCAGGATGAAGTAAATGCAAAAAAGAACATGAAAGTAACTGCGGGATGGAAATTAGATGATAATTTATGTTGTGATAGACTATGGTATTTGCAATAGATAGTAATTATACTCGAAAGTGTAAAGATTCACAAGGCGGTGTTTCTGAGGTTTATTTATTTCCATATATTGAATATTCAAACTCTCAAATTGTAACTAATGGAAATATTTTAACATCGTTCCCTGATACAACAATCTATAAATTTGAATCAAACAATATTCCAAACGCGCCCGAAAAACAAGAAACCGATGCAGGAGGAAAATACTTTAATCAATCTATTGGGTTAGATTTACAGTACAAAGATGACTTTGAAAACATTATTAAATTATTAAAGAAAGATTACCGTTTAATATTTAAAGATTATAATGGAAAATATCGTATTTTTGGATTGTACAATGGTTTATTTTGCGATTCGGTAGAGTACACAACAGGAAATAGTAAAAGCGATTTTAACGGCTTTAAATTAAGTTTTAACGGTAAAGAAGAAAAACAAAGTTTATTTATTACTAATTTAAGCGATGCAGGTTTTAATACAGAAGTTAACTTTAGAATAACGCAAGATGGTAATTTTAGAATCACTCAATCAGGTAATTTCAGAATAACACAATAATTATGGCTAACGAAAAAATAACGGATTTAACAGATATTGGAACACCTGATAATTTAGATGTTTTAGAAATTGTAGATGTTTCTGATACAACTGATAGTCCTGCAGGCACGAGTAAGAGCGTTAAAGTTTCTGAATTAAAACAGAATATTAGCGGTTTAATGGTAAAATCCAACAACCTTAGCGACGTTACTAATGTAGCAACGGCACGAACTAATTTAGAGGTTTATTCGACGGGTGAGGTTGATATGGCTTTAGGTTTAAAGCAAGACACATTAACTTTTGATTCTACTCCTACTGACGGAAGTTCAAATCCAGTTACAAGTAATGGAGTTTTTGATTCCTTAGCATTAAAAGCGGATAAAACAGAAATTGCTAAATGTTTAACACTTTTATCAGATATTTCAACTACATCTACTTCTGCAGTTGATACAAATTTAAGTTATGCTATAGCTGCAAACGAAGTTTTAAAATTCACAGCAGATTTAAGATTAGGAGCTGTAAATGGTGGTTATTCAATTCGAATAACTGTTCCAGCTGGAGCTACTATTAGTGGAGGTTCATTCTCTGCTGCCTCAACAACATCAACAGCTAGAATATTAAACTTAGCTCCTAATACATTGAGTATAGCTTTACAAACATCATCTGGTTCAACAGGTCCTGTTTATGTACCTTTTACTGTTACTAATGGAGCAACTGCTGGAAATGTTATAATTTCATTCGCTTCTGTTGCAGGTTCTTTAACAACAATGTATGCAGGTAGTGCACTTTTACCATTTAAAACAATTCAAGTATAATGAAAATAATTATTAAAGAAGGGGATGGCATATCTATAAAAGAGGTTGAGAATCCTGTAGGATCATTCATTGAACTGACTGAGGAATTGGAATTGAAACTTAAAAGCTTCATAAAGCCAATAATAAACGAGTCTTTTGATGATATTATAGAAGGAGCTACTGAGGAAGAAATTGCCCAAATATCCGACATGAATATTCCACAAACGATCTCACAAATGCGTTTTCGAATGCAGCTCATTCTGTTAGGAATTTCTATTGAATCAATTTACCAAAAGATTAATTCTATAGAGGATGAAACTATGCGCCAAATAATATATACCAAATTCGAATATGCTCAGGAATTTGAGCGTAAAGATAAATCTTTGAATCTAATGGCTCAGATGATGGAATTAACAAAAGAACAAGTTGACCAGATATTTATTGACGCTGACAAAATACAAGAAAAATAATTTTAAACCATAAACACAATGAACGAACTAAATTTAACAATTACATTTACAACCTATCCAACTAATGCGCAGTTAGAGAAAGCGCAAGATTTTGCAAAAGGTTACGAACTATCGAACCCTAATGCAAAGGTTTTAATCATTACACCTAGAAAACCGAATTAATGATTAATTGGAATAACATAAATAACCGTTTTACTCACTTATTGATTTATTTGAGTAGGGCGGTTTTTTATATTCCAACGCTATTAATTATCTATGCTTTATTTTGCTTTTTTGGATTTGGAACGGACTTTATAATTAATAACGAAAAAACGCTTAGATTGATTGATACGGTGCTTTTTATTATTAGTTCGATACATATAGTTAAATTTCACAAACAGTACTTTAAATATCAAATAAATAGCTATTACGGGTGTTTATTGTTTATGTTTTTGGAGCGTACCGATATTACATTTCATTTATCGAATTTAATTTATCGTTACAGTTATTTAGCTATAATTTTATTCGTAATTTTGAAAAGCATAAAAGATAATAGAAAGTGAAGATTTTAACCGATACATTAATGGTTAACGGCAAATGGTCGCTTAAAAGACTACAAGTATTTAGTTCTTTTTGGGTGGTTGTGGTTTATATTTTTATGCCAGCATTTATGCCGAAGTTCCCCGTTAATGAATTTGCGGTTGCATCATTATTAGCATTGGGTGGATTCACCGCATACAGAATACAAAAAAAGAATGAAAACGAAATAACTAACGAATCAGAATGAGTGAATCAGCAAAAGACACGGCACGACTTGACCGAATAGAACACCATTTAAAGCTAATTAAAGAAAGCGCAGAGAAAGATGGTGAAACATTAAACAAAATTGAAAACGCTTTAATTGGTAGCGATATGAACGGACATAAAGGATTAGTTACCGACTTCGACGAAATGAAAAAAAAAGTTAATCTTTTAGATGAGTTTCACGAGGAAATACAAATTTATGTTAAGCAGCTTAAATGGGTAGTAGGTATTTTTGCTGGCGTTATTGTTGGTATTATTATTAAACTTTTCGTAAAATAAAAAACCCACCTTTGTAGATGGGTTTAGTGACAAATCTTTACTTTTTTGCGGGAAGCTTAAAATACAGAATTCAAACCTACAAAATCATTTCCACACTACCAAAAAAACACCAACAAATTTAATCGCTGGTGTTTTAAAACCAATTAATTATTATGAAAAATGTTTAATTCACTAAGATTGAATTTACAACCAATCCATTTTTTATATTTTGCTTAACGATTCTGTATTTAGCAAATGTAAGTTGACCAACTCGAGCAACCACTAAACCAACTCCTTTTCGGTTGTTTGATTTTCTTGGCAATGCTTTTCTTTTTTGGCTTGCTACTTGAACGTAAGGCTTGTCTTTAGTGATTGGATTCACTACAACACCGTTTTCTAATTTCTTTACGTAAGGTTCATTTTTAAACATAATCTTCTATTTTTTAAGTTATTAATACCGCTAATATACAAATAATTCTTATCTTAGCAAAAAAAACGTCATGAAATTAAGCGAAAACGGATATAAATTAATTTGTGAGTTTGAGGGATTAAAGTTAAAACCTTATTTATGTAGTGCAAAAGTACCGACTATTGGTTACGGAAATACTTACTATCCCGATGGTAAAAAAGTTACATTACTTGACAATCCAATTACAAAAGAATACGCTTTTGAAATATTTAAAGATATAGCGGATAAATTTGCAAAACGTGTAAATGAAAGACTAACTAAACCCGTTACACAAAATCAATTTGATGCAATGGTTTCGTTTGCTTATAATATTGGAATGGGTGCGTTCACAACAAGTACGCTATTAAAGAAAGTAAATGTTAACCCTAACGACTTAAGTATTAGAAACGAATTTATGAAATGGACTAAAGCTGGTGGAAAAGTTGTTCAAGGTTTGGTTAATAGACGAGAAAAAGAAGCGGACGTTTATTTTAGATAAAATTAATTAACTTAAAAAAATGAAACAACTTTTAGCAATTGTAGTATTTAATATCGGTGTAGATGTTTTAGGTTTCCCAAAATTCTTTGTACACGAAATATTGTCTAAACCCGTTAATGCATCGAGATACTTCGGTAATAATAAACGCAAACTTGAAATAAAGCAATATTATGAAAACTAACCTAATACTATTAACCGCACTTTTATTAATTGGGTGCGGAACACGCAAAGCAACCACCACCAAATCAATTGAAAAAGAAAGTAGCAAAGTTGAGGTAAAAGCGGAAAGTGAAACGGTTAAAAGTGAAACCGAAAATAGTAATGTTAAAACCACAATTAAAAAAGAAACCAACGAAGAAACGGGCGAAGAAATAGTTGAGGAAACAGTCGAGCCAAAAGACAACAATAAACCCGCTATTTACACCGATGAAAACGGCAAAACCCAAACATTAAACAACGCTAAGAAAACAACCAAAAAAACTAAGCGTAAATCGACTAAAAAAGAATCAACTAACAAGAACATCGATTCAATCGGAAAAACGTCTAAAAACGAAGAAAACAAGGCGAAAACCACAATTAAAGCGAAAGGAACTAAAACGGTTGCAGTAAAGAATAAAGAAACGGAGCGAAACAACACAACCGTAACTATATTTTTGATTACTGGTATCGGTTTAGTGATTGGATTGGTTTTGTGGTGGATTGGTAAAAGGTTTAAAAAGGCGCATCTTCGTTGTCTTTGAATAATTTTGTTTCTTTATAAATTTATTTCTAATTCGGTTTGAGTGAGGTCTTTTATGATGTTTTGTAAGTGGTGCAGTCCTCTTAATTTAACTCCACAATCTTTTATATAAAGCAACTGTTTTTCAACACTAATCTCAAACGAAAAAGAACCTGATATAAATAAAGGAAATCCATCAGTACTAATTGAGTTAAACTGCGGAAACTTCAACAAAATATCTTCTGATAGTTCTATTGGGGTAACTGTGCCTTTATCAAAATTAAAATAACCGTTGTTTTCGCAAAATCCATTATTTGCTTGACCTATTTCGCAAATAGTATCTACTTCTCCATTAAACAACACTTTGTTTTTCAAACGCAATTCAATAGCTTTTAATTCCATAATTTCAAATATTTTTAAGTTAATAGTTCAAAGATAAGAAAAAAGATTTATATTTACACCACTTAGGCTTCATAATCCTATCTATTTTTAAGTTAATTCCGCACTCAAAAGGTGCGGTTTTTTTGTTTATGTAAGAATTTTACTATTCGCTAAACCCTTATAAACACTAATAAACTAAAAAAATACTTAAAAATATTTTAGACTAAGAAAAATTATAGTATCTTTGTAGGGTAGAAATGAAATAATAACACTTAAAAAATAGAGATTATGACAGCAACACTTTTACTAAGACTAACACAACCATCAAACTTTGTAGCTGATAAAGTTTTTGAACGTACCGATTGGAAAGGGAATAAAACTACTTGCTATTCTAAAAAAGTAGGAACATCAACTATCACTTCTGATTCATTAACTAAATTAGAGCAAATGTGTAAAGAACATATTGAAGTTGTTGATAATGGAGTAAAACATTATTACGATGGTAAAACTTTTAATAACGATTAACCAAACAATCAAAAAAGCAACCACATTATGACCAAAACACCACACCAACAAATCGAAAGCGTTTTAAAGCAAAACATTTTCACGGCAGATTTTATCGCTAAATGTTGCGGATTGAAAATAACTACTTTTTATTTGTATAAATCGCTTAATAAGCATCCACAAATCTTTATGCAAAAGCATATTGAAAAGTTGCAAAAGAAAATTAACGAATTAAAAATTGAGTTATGAGTACATTTAGAGTAGGACAAAGAGTTGTTTGTATAAACAACAAACCTTTTTTTGAAAACGTGTTTAATAATTCTCTTCTTTATTTGAAGGAGGGAGAAATTTACACAGTAGAAAAAGCAACACATTATGGTCTTTTATTAAAAGAAGTTAAATCATCACACCCAACAAATGAATTTAATATAACACGTTTCCGTCCATTAGACGAACTATCCAACACAACCTACAACGAGGTAATGGAATGGATTGAAAGCGGTAAGCCAATAGAAATTTTAAATTAAAAGTTATGAGTACAGAAACAATAATCAAAAAGAAAGTTTTTAATCGATTGAAAACCCGAATTGAAAACAAATCGGAATTTGAGAAGTTTGATAGCTGGATGAAAGAAAAAGTAAAGTCAAATTTTTATCATGACCACGAAAGAATGTGTAACGCTTATTTATTGATATTATGAAAAAACTATTCCACTTTTTAACCATTCTAAGCATAGGAAGTTGCATTGTGTTTTTTGCGCTTACTATTTATTTTTTCTTAATCGGAGAAATATTAAAATCATTTAACTGCATTATTGCTTTTATATCATCATTATTCTTGTGCGCTATTTTTTATGCGGTTAACGATTGGATTAAACCTAAATCAAAATGAAAAAACACGACATACTAAATCACTTCAAAAACGGGGACGTTGTGGAGTGTTTGATTAGTGGAGCAACAGATATATTTCAAGATAATTTAGTAAATATGCTAAACTATCAATGGGTTTTATTAACTGAAAACACTACTATATTTTTAGAAAAAGACGGCAAACTCGCCCGAATCATCCAACCCGACAAAACCGAAGTGTACGCACAGTTGGGGAAAGAGGTTTTAGAAATCTTAAATAGCAACCCGAATGATTCGGATGCGGGTAGTAAAATCAGAAAATTGTACGGGTTATGAACGTTAAAAAAGTACAACCAAAAGAGGAAATCGAAATACTAACATTGTTTTACAACGGGTTTACAAATATGGAAAAAATAGGTCAAATAGTTGGTTATTCATTACCCACAATTAGCCGTGTTATCGGTCAATCATTTGACGATGGTGTAAATCTAAATAAAAAAATGAAGTACTTTGAATCCCAATCCAACCACTACACACCCGAAAAAATCGAGCAAATTATGCGAGAGTTTTGGAATTAATTTGTATATTTAATTATGAAAACATTTTTTACATCATTTACACAAATTGGATTAGTAGCCGTAAACACTTATTTTATTACTCAACTTAACTATGTAGCTATTTTTATAGTTAGTGCTTTAATTAGCCTATTATGGTGCTACAACGTTACGAGAATATCAGTATCAACTATTAATCAAAAATTAACTTATTCACTCGGTGCTGGATGCGGTGCAGTAGTTGGATTGTTAATTGTTAAAACACTTTTCCAACCGTGAACTAAGCGCACGTTAATTCGCTTAGATAAATAGAAGATTATGAGTGCAACGAAAGAATACTACCTAAAATTAAAAGAGGAAGAATATAACAACCTTAACGACGATGAAAAAATCTATCTTAATTGTTTAGGTATGCAAGTAAAACAACTTCCGTCAGATGAAGATTTAAACGATGAAAAAGTAAAGTTGTATAAAAAAGAAATTGCTAAAAACTACGAAGATTTAAACAAATATTTGTTTGAAATTAGAAATAAATCATAATTCATTTGTTTTACAAATGAAAAATGTTATCTTTACAACATCATAATAACAGATGCAAGGTTAGGGCATCGTAATTTCTAACCATAAATAAATTATAAGTTATGAGTAACCGCAGAGAGGTGTTTAATACACCGCAATCAAATCCATCCACTAAATTCTTTGAGTGGAAATCAAACGACAAAGCGTTTTCGTATTACGACAAAGAGCAGTCAAAAAATGTTTCAGTTCCTTTACCTTTTAAATTTTTAGTCCTTGACGAATTACATTCTGTTAAAGGATGGAACGACGCAACGCAATCAGGTATTTATTCCAATGAAGTGAAATTCATTTCAAAAGAAGTAATGACCGTAAAACCATTTAAAGGGAACGAAATCGCAAAAGGTCTTTACAAAGACATTAAAGAGAAAATTCAATCCGCTGGTGGTCATTATGTAAAATCTATCTACATTATGTTAGAAGATGGAACTTTAGCGAATTTGCAATTAAAAGGATCAGCCGTTCAAGAGTGGGGAGAATTTACAAAGAAAACCCGTAATCGTTTACCTGATGAATGGGTTGTTGTAAAATCAACGAAAGATGGAAAAAAAGGCGCAGTCAAATATTCAATGCCTGAGTTTAACTTTGAGCGTTCTTTAAATGATTCAGAAGTTGAACAAGCAGATGAAGCGTTTAATATCTTAGAAGCGTACCTTAAAACTTACTTAGCAAAAGCAGAGCCGATTGTTGAGGAATCACAAGCCTCTGATGATATTTTAGATAATCAAGACCCGTTAGATTTTTAATATTAATCAATACAGATTTAAAAGCCACTACTAAAATAGTGGCTTTTTTTTATGTAAAAACAGCAAAACAGCAAAACACGAAAAAATCGCCTTTTCTTTATATATATTTTTAAAAAGTAGTAAAAAAATATTTTTTTGGCTAAAAAGTAAAAAAATGCTGTTTTGCTGTTTTTTGTAAGAAAACTTACTCAGTTTTGATGTGCGAAGTATTATAAACACTAAGAACAGCATTTTTTTAATTTGCTGTATTTTTGCTGTATTATGATGTTTTATTAAAAAATATTTTTTTATTCGGTTTAGTTTTGTATATTTGTTATTATTAATTATTATTTATTTTTATGAAATTATTTGTAATAAACAAAGATGAATTTGACAATGACTTTAAAAGTCAAAATAGTCAAAAAGAAATTCACAAAACAGCTTATAACTTTTTACTACAATGTATTGGTTATGATGATTCAATACCTAAAACTATTGAATTTGATTACGATATATTTAAAGTGACTTTCACTTTTATAAGTGAGAAAAACAATGTATATTTTTATGAATATAAAAAAGAGTAGGTATGGTAACTATATTTGCTCGATTAAAAGATGTCGAAAATCCATTTTTTGACAACATCAATAACGTTTTAAATTCTTTAAAAGATGGTTCTAATAAAGATAAAATTGAAGCGTTACGTAGTATTGAAGATAAGGAAAAAAGAAACGTTGCTAAAAGTAAATTAAAATCAATTTGCTTTAGTGGAGAGTTTTCTTATCGTTCAGCTAAAAACTGTGTTAAACATTCAGGGTTCGCTTGTTTAGATTTTGACGATGTTGGAACTTTTGAAGATGCTATTTGTTTACGTGATAGCCTACAAC